CCATCTGTATCTGATACTGCAACCACATTAATTGAAGTAGTAGATACATCTATTTTTTTAATTGTACAAGTACCTGAAGTAGCTGATGTTAATGTATCATCAACGGCAAATGTTCCTACTACACTTTTTATTTTTAATAGTCCTCTATCTGTATCAAGACTTACAATTGTTCCTGAACCACCAGATGAACTTGTTATTGAATCATTTTTTAAAAATGTTCCTGTTACACTAGTTACAATTGGATTGTTAAAGAAACCCAATGTAGGTGGAGTAGGAGATTCTTCATAACTTCTACCTAACTCAACTGTTTGTATTTTTACAATTTTACCAATGTCATCACCATATGCTCTAACCGTACCATTTGTACCTGTTAATGTTGTTACTGTTACAGTAGGCAAAGATGTGTATTGATTACCACCATTGTAAATAAATAAATCTGTTATTTCTTCTACGCCTGTACCACTTTCTTGAACAGTTACTTTTCCTTCGTATTGGTCACCACTAGTAGTTTCATCTTCTAAAACAACTCTATCGCCTGTGGACATTCCTGGAGTATCAGTTTCGCCAGAAAAACCTCCATTTACAATCTTAACAAACCCAGCAGCATTTTTACCATTAGTACCTGTATTGACAAAACTTAATTCATCACCAATTGTATAATCTGTTCCTGCATTATCAATTACAATATCTGTAATTTTACCAGGTCCTATTTCATCAACTTGAAATAATGCACCTGTACCACCAGCTGTTAAAGTTATTGAGTCGGATGTTGAATTTAAAGAACCATCATTTGTAATATTTTTTGTGCCAGGAATACCTGTGATATTTGCCTTAATATAATAATCATCTGTATCAGCTGCCGTACCTCTAATTTCTTCACCAACTGTAAATGTTCCATTTATAGAATCAATATTCAAAATTATTTCATCTACTGTATTAACACCAATTTGAAATGTAGATATGTTTTCAATAATTGCTGTCGCACTTGAAGATTGTCCTGTAATTTTTCTACCAATTAAAGTTGTAACCTTACCACTTGTAGCAATAACTCTTAAAACTTTTAATGTATCAAACTGACCATCGGATGCTTTAAGCATTTGTTCTCTAGGATAAATTGTTTCAGAACTTTCACCAAACAATACTCTAAAAAACATTTCATGGCCTCTTACAGTACCTTTTGCTCGGTACATAGACCTAATATTTTTTATTAATTTTCTTTTATCAACACCACTTGCTAAATTTTCTGGAAGAGTTTCTAAAAACTCATCTCTCATTTGAGTTAAGAAATGGCTAATAACTTTATCGGGGTCCCTAAAATTAACTAGGTCTACTATATTATTTACAGGATTAGGTTTGTAATTATTAATTACAGCATTACCATTTGAAGTTTGGCCTACAACAATCTCATTATCTAAAAATTTATCTTGTGCTGAAATGATTAATCTATTATTATCTAAATCTTCAACTACTACAGTAGCTGTTGCATTAGAAGTTTGACCTGTAATTGTTTCACCTCTGTCAAATTTACCATAAGAGGTACTTTCTAATAGTATTTTATCAGAAGCGTCTAGTGATGTTCTTGCTGTATCTTTTCTACTAGCGTTTAAAACTAAATTGTTTGTTTGATTTGTTTCAGATTCTAAAACAATACCATCTGTACCTTGAATTGTGGTTACAGATAATTCTGCTGATTCTAATAATTGAAAATATACTTTTAGAAATTCGGCAAATTTCGGGTGGTCAGCAACAACAAACTCTGGAAGTTGGCTGTTAAGTATCGTTGATATTTTATCATTAAATTTTGCCATTGTTCATTAGTAACTTGATGTTGTTGTGTAACCTACACCAGCGTCAGCGGAACCTCCTACAAATGTATCGGCTGTAGCTTTAATAGTTGAATTGGAAACATCTATCTCTACAATTTGGTCTCTTACTGGAACAATATCATTTGAATCAGGTGTAACAGTCAACTCTATTACAATTGATGTAGCGCCTCTAATATTTGATATTGAAGCCACATTTAAAGAGTTTATTGTAATTTGACCTGTTGAATAATCTACCGTACCTTGTGTTGAACTTACATATGTTCTAATACCAGATGATATATAATATAATCTAACATTACCTGCACCGTCATCATCAAAAAACATTTCATTATCATTTCCATCTATTTTAAATCCTGATGAACTTAAAATACCACCAAGTGTTTTATTATGTTCACTATGAGGATTAAATAAACTGTTTCTAAAATAAATGTCATACTTTGTTGAAGAAAGTAATGTTGGTGTAAAATTTTTTCTAATTTTTACAGTTGTAATATTTGATAGAATACTTGTATCAACATCATCAATAATACCTGTTAATTTAGAGTGACGATAAATTGCGTCAAATTTTTGTAGGGTATTTGTATTATAATTTGTTATAGCAGTTGTAATTTCTGATTTTAAGGTATCACTTGATTTTGATGTAGATTTAGAATCATATTTTACAGTTGAAGTTAATAATACAGAAGTTGTTTCGGGGTCCACAATTTGTGGCGCAACAGCAGCCACATTATAAGGTTTTAATTTATTTACTATATCTGTTTTTGTTGTTTCTGTTAAAGTTGAACCTGAAGCTGCCTTGATACCAATTTTAACAATACCATATCTTGGCGTTTCATCATCTTCACCACCCCAAGCACTTACTGATAATGCATTGGGATAAATTGACTTAACTAAAGTTTCATAGTCAGTTGTTGTAACTGCTCTATCTTGAGCACCATATTGTAAAGGTGCATTATGTCTAATTGATTCATCTGCTTCACCTTCAGCACCGCCTTGTGAACCTGATACAGTTACAATTGTAACATTTGTAAATCCGCTAATGTTGCCTGCTAATGAAAATGAACTTGCACTATTAGATATTGATTTATTTGTAACAATGTATTCTAAAATTATTATATTACCATCACCAATCGCTTTACCATTTATACCATCGCCAAAATAAACTTCATATTTACCGTCTTGACCTTCTTGTATAAAATAAACTTTTGATGTTGAACCTACATTATTATAACCACCTGCTAATGAATAAGTATTTGTTGTTGTATCAGAAGAACTGTTTTGAACTTTAACTAACAATGTTGATGTATCTGCGTTTGCACTCGGTATAATAAATTTCTGGTCAACATCTGTACTATCAACCGTATATTTAAAAGTTACTAAAGAACCTTCGTAAATAGGCACACTTGAAAATTTATAAACACCATCTGCTGGTGTAATCGTAGTATCAACATTAGTTACATATTGATAAGATGTATCACTAACTGTTGTGGTAAACACCGTACCTTTTGCCATTGTAACACTAGCGCCTGTAGCATTGTTTAAAGTTATATCTAAAGAAGCCATAGGTGCTCTCGGAGATGATGGTGTATAACCAATCATCTTTGCTAATGATACAATATTATTTCTTATGTCAGCGCTATCTAAATATAATTCGTTTGTTGACATGTTTGCCAAATAGGCAAGATAGTGTGTATTGTAGGATAGAATATCTAAAAGAATTGAAATTGAACTACCTTCAAAATCATAATCTTGAAATTGAGCTTGACTTTGTAAAAAGGATTTTAAATTTGATTTGATTCCGTCAAAATCATAATCTGATACTACTAACTTATTTGACATTTGATTATCTTATCCTTTGTAAAAATGTTGATACTACTTGTGGACCAGGTACACCTATTACATAAAAATAAATATCAACAACCAATCTGTTGTTATCCTGGTCATCATCAACAGCAACATTTTGTAATGTTATTCTTGGTTCATAATTGATTAAAACTTCTTCTATTTTTCTTTGTAAAAAAATTCTAGTCATTGGTGTAAAGTTTTCAAATAATAACTCTCTTACACCACACCCCAACTCTGGATGAAAAGGTCTCTCATAAAAATTAGTTTGTACTAAATTTTTAACAGCTCTTTTAATAGCTATGACATCTTCAACCACATTAACATCATTAGTTACAACATTTCTGTTAAAGTCTAGGTCTATATCCCTAAATCTTCTGGAATTTCTTGTGCTTTTACTTTGA